TTATTATAAAAAGCAACAAGCAACAAGCAGGCAGCCAGCAGCTCGCTGTCTCTTTATTTTTTTTTATTCAAAAAAGCAACAAGCAACAAGCCAGCAGCGAGCTCACCTGTTAACGCTTGACATTTAAACTATAAGACTTTATAAGATTAATAATTAACGAAAGGATAAAACATGGAATATAAAGATCTAAAAAAAGGGGATAAGATCCTAAGCAAGCAGCTCGGTACACCCATCAGCGGTAAGCTGTTGGAAAGTCCCAAACAGGGGAAAGGCCTAAAAAAAACTATTTTGATTTATTCAAATGGTGAAGAAGTTGGCATGTTCTCTGAAGCCGGCAGCGTCTACGCTACTGACATTTTAAAAGTCAATAGAGATGGAACCTGGCACAATGTGACGGGGCAGCCATCAGCTGTTGATCAGGATGCTATGTTACAAGCTCTAGAACGTGGCGGGTTTTAATGAATACATCACAGCTAGAAAAAGAAATAATCAAGGCCCTAGAAATTAATTCTAGGGTCGATTGGTTGACAGTTGACCCTAACCAGGAATTTAAAGATTTAATTAAATTCGTTAAGCAATTGTTTAAAGAACATAATGGCAAATAAAATTAACAAGCAAGGCGCCAGCAGCTCGCTGGCGCCTTATTATCAGTACCACGAGAAATGCTACTGTAGGTTGTGTTTAAAATTAAGAAAAAAAATAAGCTACAAGCAACAAGCAACAAGCGTAAAAGCAACAAGCAACAAGCAGCTGCTGTGGGTACTTGACAATTTAATTATAAGACTTTATAAGATAGTAAAAGAAAGGATAAAAATATGAAAGTAAAAGACGCAAAAAAAATAACTGAGTCGTTAACAAGAACCTCTAAGATGCCTGGCCTAAGTTACAGCTTGCCAGCGTGGGCTTGCCAAACAGGAAGCAAGCTCAGGAAGGTTAAGACCTCACCGTGTTACGGCTGCTATGCTTTAAAAAATAATTATGTCCGATACCCTGCAATAAAAGAAGCACAATACAGGCGGCTGGACGCTATCACACACCCTGACTGGGTCCAGGCAATGGCGGTACAAATCAAGCGGCAAAAGTGGTTCAGGTGGCATGACGCCGGCGACCTGCAGAGCTCCGAGCATATGCAAAAAATAATTGAAGTATGTAAGTTGACACCTGACACACAGCACTGGTTACCGACTCAAGAAAGGCAATACCTGCCAGATCCTGCAGACGTGCCAAAAAATTTAATTATAAGACTAAGCGCTGCGAAGGTTGACGGGACAGCAGGCAACGCCTGGTCCCATAGCTCAACGGTGGTGACTGATGGAAGCGCCAGCTGCCTGGCACCTTCTCAGGGTGGGAAATGTCTTGACTGTCGAGCTTGTTGGAATAAAGATATAACTAACGTAAGTTATGGCAAGCACTAAGCTCGCCAGTTTAGAAAGGTTCTAATGTGGTTTTTTCAAAGACATAAATGGAAATGGAGATACGATAAAAGCGACAAGCCACAAGCAACAAGTCGCAAGTCGCAGGCGCCTATATTTAGGAAGCCTCAAGCTACAAGCTACAAGCCACAAGCTACAAGCAATCAAGATACAAGCCACAAGCTTCAAGCGACAAGCAACAAGCCTCATCTAACTTAAAGCCACAAGCAACAAGCTGCAGGATACTAGTACCTGGAAACATTTTGCAGGCACCATGAGTCCTGTGCCTGGCAATGATAAAACTATTCTGTGGATGCCTTAAATGAAAGCTAATTTGATGTGCTGAGAGATTAATTTTGTTAGCAGATGTTAGCTTGAGCTCAACAGTGAAAAACTTGCCAGAAGTATTATAGCCCAATAGATCGGGAGTCCCCAATACGCTAGTATTTTCAAGTCTAGTCCACGAAATATGTGGAGTAATTTTCTTAAGATCATGCCATAATTTTGTTTCAGGTTTCATCAAATAATGATGCTAACAGATGTTTACAAAATCAACTTTGGTTTACCCATTTTGGCTAATTCTTCATGTGTATTTATCACTAAACGATGTGTCTCTCTAGCACCTAAAATTTTATTTTCAACTAAATTAATTGATTGGACATCAAAATGTCTGCCGTCTGGTGTTCGTACTTGTACACGAGCATCTTGGGCTACACTTGCTTTCATCTTTGGTCCCAGAAACCTTTCTAGGATTGGCATTATATCTCTACCTTTTAACATTCTTTTCTAACTCCTGTATTCTATTAGTTAATGTAGCAACATCATAAGACAATAATGTGTTATCTCTTTTTAATTCATTAATCTCAGAGCCAGCTTGTCTACATTTATTTTGTAAAAATTGTTTTTGTTTAGTCAACATTTCAATGAGTAGAGTGAGATCACCTTGACCTCTGTCTTCTTTTATAGAATGTGTAACCTCATTTTCGTAGGTTTTATCTTCATCTTTCATGTTTGACTTTATAAGACAATATACCTATATTGTCAAATATGAAGACAGTTCAGAAAAAAAAACCAGGCCTACCTGCAAGGCTAACACCAATGCAGATGAAATTTGCAGAGTTATTAGTATATTTTGAAGGACGTAAGTACGCTTATGAATGTGCATTAGAAGCAGGATATTCAGGGGGTAAGAGTGAAAGTGAGAATACATTGGGGGCAAGAGTAGAAGCTAGTAGACTGCAAAATCCAAAATTATTTCCTCACGTTGTTAAGTATATAGGGGAATTAAAAGAAGAACGTAACAAAAAATATGGTGTTAATTATGGTGGACATTTAACTGAGCTCGGTAAGATTAGAGATCAAGCATTAAAAGATAGATCATACTCAGCAGCCACAGTGGCAGAAAAAGCTAGAGGCCAAGTAGGTGGTCTTTACATAGAACAGAAGATTATTAGGACAGGTAAGGTTGAAGACCTAACAGAAGAAGAACTAGACAGTAGAATAGCAGGTATTGTAGATGATAACTCAAGAATCCTAGAAGTAAAAGAAGATCCAGATATAGACCCTAACGAGATCAAACCTAAATTACCTTTAGCTTAATTAATTTTTTTAATAGACTGTATTACTGATGTTGGAATAATGGTTGTGCTACCAATATTATCAAATGTAGGGTTATCTTTAGACAAAATATAATCACTAAATATTCTAGTAATACCTTTGCTTTGACTTAACAAGTAACCCTTAGATACACATGTCGGTAGTTTTTCTTTGTTTAAATCTTTTGTGTTGGACCAACCCGCATCACCTTCGATATCAAGCCATGTTATCTCTACAAATGGGTAAGACTCAATCTTGTTGCCTAAAGATTTTATATTTAGTGGGATAGTTTTTTTGTTTTTTATTTTTCTTTTGCTTTTTTTCTTCATTATAGAGACCTGGGTTATGTTTTTTATTAAACTCTTTTATCCAGTCAGATTGACCAGACCAATTTTTGTTTCTACCTATCATATCCCAACCCCTATAACATTTCTATAAATTTTTTACTATATTTGGAACCCAAAAGTTCCTCAGAGCCCCTAGACGCTCTAGAAGTGTTGTATAAGAAGGCTGATCACCTCAACCCCAGATCACCTCAATATTGAAAAACCCTTTTAGCTAAAACATGTATTCTCAAATTACTATAGGGAGGTGATGAGCCCCGTAAAACCTCACTTTTTGTAAAAGTGTGATATATATGTCACTATAAACAGTCAACACAATACCTTGGATCCCTGCTGCTTGTCCATTTGTACAAGGAATTTGTACAATTCTTAGCTCTACAAGTTAAAACACCCTTGTTGCTGGACGCTTGGTCCTGGTCCCTTGTCTCATGTTCCTTTTTATTTTGTAACGACTGTCTGTAGCTCGCATCTAGGTCACGTTGTTCTTGTTGTAATTTATTAAACATGTCCTTATCCTTCGTCATCTTGATTAGCTATCTCCTGCAATAACATTATCTTATTTTGTGCATGAGATATTATACCAAGATGCTGTTCAATTCTACCATAAAGTCCAGTCAATTGATCTGTAGGTGCTAAATTAGTTTCAGCTTTCAATAATTGTTTCATTGATTTTTCCTCTTCCATCATGATAGTGTATTGCCTTTTTATTATTTCACTTACTATTTTTTTGTTCATAGTATCTTTCCACCCTTTCTAAAAACTGATTTTGATATTTAATAAACTCTTTACCATTTACAGTAAACTTTTGAAAATAGTTGTCTGGGGTGCACATCAGCACTACACCCTGAGTTATGTCGGTATTGTAGACTTGGTTATGAGCCATCGCATAAGCG